TATGGCCATACAACGTGAAATTAAAAGGGTTTGGGGAAATAAACATTTTATTTGGTTCACTAGTGGTGCATCGTCTCAACAAACTGCAATGAAAATAGTAGATTAATATAATTGTGGTTGGAAGTTGTTTGAGAATGATGTTGGTTCTTGGGATGCGAGTATTTGTAAAGAAATATGTGAGTTTGAAGTGTGGTTAGCAAATAAGATGGGAGCAACTCGTGCTGTGATAGATCTTATGAAAGCTAACATTGATACACATGGATATACAAATCATGGAATTAAATACTCAATATGTGGAACACGTAAGTCGGGTGACCCATATACAAGTTGCTTTAATAGTGTTATTAATGGTTTGTTGCACTGTTATGCAATTTGTATTTCTACTGGTTTGCATGTTACGCAGTTAAAGGATAATGTGTTCATGCTTGTTCAAGGCGATGATAATTGTATGGTATTGAACAATAGAATAAGTCCTGATTGGAATATAATTGTGAATTGTGGATTCGAATGTGAAAATTTGTATCGGCAATATTTAAGACAAGTTGAATTTTGTTCTAGTCGTATCTACAAAATAACGGGTGGGTATAGTTTTGGACCCAAATTGGGTAAGATGTTGAACAAGTTGTGTTGTTTCAACTGTGTCCCATATAATATACATCCGAAATGTATTGTAGCGGGGATACGAATTGGGTTATTTTCTTATTCATTTGTTCCTCTTGTTAAGGAGATACAAGAGATGTTGTATAGATATTGTGGTGAGAGTGAAGCATACTATTTAGGTCAAAAAGAAGATTGGAAAATGCATTATCCAAATTTTTCAGGTGAAGCTGAAGTGAATTATGATTTTCTGGAAACCTATGGTATGGACCACTATATTTATAGTATTGTATCAAAAAATATATGTGATACACAACCAGGCCAAGATCTCGACTTACCTTTGATCAAGTTGTTGTTCGATCTTGATACTCAAGGTAAGCGTGATATATTTATGTAAGTATCTATTTGCATGGTAATAAACGCACGCTGGAATATCGTGTGTTTAAATGTCAATAGGTAGGGCTGTAAGAATTTCAGGTTGGAATCTCCCATTCCCACCCCGTCCATTGGATAGCACAATGTGAAAAACATGTAGCAAATGGGGTGAGGGCTTGGTCATGTCCTTGGATGACCCCACTTCACTGGTTTATTTTAATAGTTTATCGCAACTATTTTATTGAGTTACGCGATCGCAAGTTAACATTCAGGTGTCACAATGACTCAGTTTGCTGGGCACGTGTGTATGGAATGGGTTGATTGGATCCCAACCTGGCTTGTGGTGATTAAAAAGGGGAAGTCTATATTACAGTATAGGCTAGTCGTGATGTAGCACGGCAACACTGTCAAATTGCTGGAAGGATGTATGCATACATTACTAAACTAGGTTGGTGACAACCTGGAAATCCATGTAAAGGGAAGTAATAAGATGTATGCCTAGTATGATCAGCAGCCAAGTGGTCTATGACCATGCAGTTCAACGACTAAACGTC